CTGGATATCAAATACAAAAAACTAAACCTGGTGATGGATATAGTTGGCATCATGATCAAATAGGTTCTAGAAGACATACCTTTATATGGTATTTGAATGATATACATGAAAAAGGGTATACTGAATTAAGCACTGGATATAAAATTCAACCAGAAGCTGGAAAATTTATGATATTCCCAGCATTATGGCCTTGGTTGCATAGAGGATTTCCACCCGAATCAGAAACAAAATATATTTGTACTGGATGGATTCATCAGAAAGGAACATTTATAGGAGGTATAAATGTAGAAGCACAAAATGATGAAGAGAATGATGATTTTGAAGATACATCAAATTCAGAGATGCAATGGATAGAAAATGTAAAAGCAACTAATGTAGAAAAATACAATCCTAATGATATTATTCAAGAAATTGATGGTAAACAGATAAGAATGAGATAGTTTGACATTGAGTTATAAATAAAGAAAAACTCTGTCAATGGCAATTAAAAGGATATCTAGAGCGTTTAAAGACATTAGTTTGTCTTTTGAACCTCATCCTATTACAAAAGACCTGCAAGTTCTTAAAAATGAGAATGCGATTCGTAGATCTGTAAGAAATATAGTAGAAACTATTCCTACTGAACGATTTTTTCAACCTTTATTAGGTTCTGATGTTAGAAGTAGTTTATTTGATTTTGTTGATTATGGTACAGCATCTGTTATTCAAGGTCAAATTGAAATTGCACTTGATAATTTTGAACCAAGAATAGATAACGTAAGAGTACAAATAGATCCTTTTCCAGATCGAAATGCATTTAATGCGACTGTTGTATTCGATATTGTTGGTCAAGAGTTTCCAACTCAAGAATTTTCGTTCCTACTAGAGGCAACAAGATAATATGCCTTTTACTAAATTTACAAACCTAGATTTTGATGAAATAAAGACATCTATTAAAGATTATCTTCGTGCTAATTCAAATTTCACGGATTTTGACTTTGAAGGGTCTAACTTTTCAGTATTAATTGATACTCTAGCGTATAACACATATATTACAGCATTTAACTCAAATATGATTGTCAATGAATCTTTTTTAGATTCTGCGACTCTTAGAGAGAACGTTGTATCATTAGCAAGAAATATTGGTTATGTACCACGTTCTAGGACGGCAGCAAAGGCGCAAATATCGTTTGAAGTAGAAAGACCTAGTGGTGATTCTTCGTCTCAGGTAACGCTTCAGAGGGGACTTGTATGTACTGGAAACCTAAGTAATACTTCCTACGTATTTTCAATTCCAGAGGATATTACTAGAAGTTTTGTTAGTGGTAAGGCAACTTTTAGCAATATTGACATCTATGAAGGAACATTCCTAACAAAACAGTTCTTATATGATGGATCACTTGATCAGAAGTTCATTTTAGACAATCCATTCATTGATACTTCAACATTAAACGTTTATATTAAAGATCAAGGTGATTCAGGACTAGGAACAGAGTATTCTTTAGTTGATAATATCATTAATGTAACATCTTCATCTCAAATTTATCTCTTACAAGAGGTACAGGATGAGAAGTATCAATTGTTATTTGGTGATGGAATGATTGGTAAAAAGTTAGGAACAGGCAAAGATGCTGATGGAAATTTAATTACTGCCAATTATATTGTTACAAGTGGTAAAGATGGTAATGGAGTAAGTGGTTTTGCTCTTTCTGGAAGCTTTTTAACGTCTAATGGTAATTTTGTTAATCCAACTGACATAACAGTTTCCACAAATCGTGCTTCCCAAAATGGATCAGACATAGAATCTATAGATTCTATTAAGTATTTTGCACCAAAAATCTATTCTGCACAGCATAGAGCAGTAACTAGTAGAGATTATGAAGCAATTATTAAGGATATTTATCCTGATACTGAATCAGTATCGGTTGTTGGTGGTGAAGAGTTAGATCCACCTGAATTTGGTACTGTAAGCATTAGTATTAAGCCAAAAAATGGAACTTTTGTTTCTGATTTTAACAAATCTAGAATTTTATCTCAATTAAAACAGTATACCATCTCTGGAATTAATCAAAAAATCTTAGATCTGAAGGTACTTTATGTTGAAATTGACTCTGCAGTCTATTACAATTACGCTAAAGTCTCAACTGCTGAATCATTAAAGACAAGAGTACTTGCTTCACTAAAAGATTATGCAAATTCAATAGAAATTAACAAATTTGGTGGTAGATTTAAGTATAGTAAGGTTCAACAGATAATTGATAGTACGGATACTGCTGTTACTTCTAATATTACTAGAGTAAGGATTAGAAGAGACTTAAAGGCACTTGTAAATCAATTTGCTCAGTATGAATTATGTTATGGAAATAGATTCCATATGAGAACTGAAGGATTTAATATCAAATCTACTGGATTTAAGATAGCTGCAGAACCAGATTTAGTATACCTAACAGATACACCAAATCCTGATGGAACAACTGGAATTTTATCTATTGTAAAACCAGTAGATAATGAAACTACAAGAGTTGTTGTACAATCTGCAGGAGTAGTTGACTATACAAAGGGTGAAATAACACTTAATACTGTAAAAATTGTTTCTACAGAAATGCCAAATAATATTATTGAAATACAGGCATATCCAGAATCAAATGATGTTATTGGATTAAAAGACTTATATTTGAATTTTAACATCTCAGAAAGCACAATAAATATGGTAAGAGATGTTATTGCATCAGGTGATGAAGTTTCTGGAATAGTATTCTCTAGAGATTATTATACATCAAGCTACTTAAACGGGAATCTAATAAGAAAGTAATATGATAGGAACTGGATTTGAATCTAGAGTTAAGATTCAACAGATTATCAATAATCAATTACCTGAATTTGTTTTGGATGAAAATCCAAAATCAGTAGATTTTTTAAAGCAATATTATATTTCGCAAGAATATCAGAGTGGTCCAACTGATATTGCAGAGAATTTAGACCAATATTTAAAATTAGACAATTTAACTCCTGAAGTAGTAGTTGATAGTACCTACATTACCGCAGGAATCACCTCTACTGCCACTACAATCCCCGTCAGTAGCACTAAAGGGTTTCCTAAGCAATATGGACTCTTTAGGATTGGAAATGAGGTTATAACTTATACTGGAGCGACAAAAACATCGTTTACTGGATGTCAGCGTGGATTTAGTGGAATTACATCATATCATAGTGATTTAAATCAAGAAGAACTTATATTTTCGGATTCGTCGAAAGAAAGTCATATTACAGATAATCCTGTACAGAATTTAAGTTCTTTATTCTTAAAAGAATTTTATAAGAAATTAAAATATACCTTTGCTCCAGGATTAGAAGATGTTGATTTTGTTAAATCATTAAATGCTGGTAATTTTATAAAAGAAGCAAAGTCTTTTTATAAAGCAAAAGGAACTGACGAATCTTTTAGAATCTTATTTAATGTTCTTTATGGTGTAACACCAACAGTAGTAAATTTAGAAGAATTTCTAATTAAACCATCTGATGCACAGTATGTTAGAAGAGAAGTTGCAATTGCAGAGGTTATTAGTGGAGATCCTAGTAAATTAGTAGGACAAACCATAACAAAATCCACTGATTCGGGCACAAATGCGTCAATATCTGAGGTAGAACCTTTTACAAGAGATAATAAGCAATATCATAAACTTTCATTCTTTATTGGGTGGGATGAATCTTCTACAATTCAAGGAACTTTCACTATTACCCCTAGCACAAAGAATATTGAACAAGTTTCTGTTGGAGCTTCAGTAATTACAGTTGATTCTACAGTTGGATTTGCACAAACCGGAATGGTTATATCCGGTATTAACAGTATTACCTATAGTGATAAGAGTATTAACCAGTTTATAGGTTGTACTGGGGTAGTAAATACAATCTCTTCTGCCAGTAATATAAGATCTAATGAGATATATTATGGTTTTGAAGATGGAGATTCAAATAAGAGAGTCGAATTAAGATTAACTGGAGTATTATCAGACTTTGTTCAGATAACAGATGATTTTAAAGTTGCTGAAGGTGATGTAATTAAAGTTGAAAGTGTTGGAGATTTGATTGAAAATCCAGAAAGAGGTACTGGAACTTTTAAAGAAACTTTTGCTAACTCCTGGTTATACAATACTAGTTCAACATATGAAATAGAAAGTTTTGGACAGGAATTAACATTAACCTTAAAGAGTGCAACTGATAGATCAAGTTTAAAAGAGGGTGATAGTATTGAAATCGTCCAACGAGGTGGTAGTGATGATGGTAAGGTTGTTTATCCAACTGGCAATAATGTCTCTTATGTAATAGATTTTTCTACTAGTAAGAAGTCAGTTAGTCTTGCTAATTTCACTTTTGTACCAATTGGTGGTGTAACATACGCTTTAAGAAGGAAAATTAATAAAGCATCTAGTTCAATAGTTCCGATTGAGTATGGAAATAATGTAATTTTTGGTGATATACAGAACATATACACAAATATTGATAGTGATTATGCATATGTTGCATCAAATTCATTACCATCTTCAGTAGCAGGAATTAGTACTGTATATACTTACGAAATAACGAAAAATATTAATACTGCTACTATAAATTCTCTTTCTAGTTTAACTAATATTGATACTTATGGTAATTACACATCAATAACTTTTAGTACAAATGTACCTTTTGTTACTGGAGATAGGATTTATTATCAACCAAGTGTTGATGCTCTTGTTGGATTAACAGAAGATTCATACTATGTTGAAGTTTTA